GAAATTATTGGTTCTTTTGAAAAAAAGATGTTGACAAAACCAAAGAAAGTTGTTAAGATAGGTCTTGAAAAGTTCTGTGAAGGAGCACAAATGAATGGAAATGAAACACAAGTATCTAGTCCCACAATCAGTAATTGATTGTGCTGAGGCTATGTTAAATGAAAAGAATTTAAATGTTCGTAGTACATATGAACAACGGATTGAAGCTACGCTTAAATATTGTGAAAATGCATTAAAGCAAAATCAACTCACGCCTAAAAGAATGCGCTGAATGAAAGTTGCTGTGATCGCTGACACTCACTGGGGTGTCAGAAATGATAATGTTGCATTTATGAATATGTCAAAGAATTTTCTTGATAACATATTCTTTCCCGAATTAGAAAAACAAAATATTAAAACCGTCATTCATTTGGGTGATTTGGTCGATCGTCGTAAGCATATAAGTTATCTTACAGCAAGTCGACTTCGTTCCGATTTTCTGGAACCACTGGCAAATAAAAGTATTGAACTTATACCTATTGCCGGTAATCATGATGTGTATTTCAAGAATACAAATCAGGTAAATGCTTTGACTGAATTGATTGAAGGTAAATATGAAAATTGTAAAAAACTTCATATTGATCCTGCAGAAATTATTATTGATAATAAAAAGATTCTATTACTCCCATGGATTTGTGCTGATAATCGTGAGCAAAGCATGCGGATGATTAATGAATCCAAAGCTCAATATTGTATGGGGCATTTGGAACTTGCTGGTTTTGAAATGTATAAAGGGAGTATTAATACACATGGTGACGATCGTACAAACTTCGATAAATTTTCTCTTACGCTGTCTGGCCATTATCACCATCGTTCTTTCGATGGCAGCATTTGTTATACTGGTTCCCATGGTCAGTTTACTTGGTCTGATTACGGTGATAATCGGGGCTTACATGTTTTGGATCTTGGAAAAAATCAGTTAGACTTTATCCAAAATCCATATGAAATGTTTGGTAAAGTCTGGTATGATGATACCGATAAAGATCTTAATGAACTTTTAAATTATGATTTTAGTAACTTTACAAATAAGTTTGTAAAACTAATCGTAACCAAAAAGAATAATCCATATTGGTTTGACTTGTTTTGTGAAAAGCTAGAAAAAGCAGCCCCTATTGATTTTCAAATAGTCGAAGATCATAAGAATTTAATAATGGAAGATGAAAATATGGTGAATGAAGCAGAATCTACCATTGATATTTTCAAGCGACATATTGACCAAATCGGATCATCCAATGTTAATAAAAACAAGTTGACCAATATTATAACCGATTTGTATACCCAAGCACTTTCAATCGAATAGGATTACTATGTCAATAGTATTTTCAAAACTTAGATGGAAGAATTTTCTTTCAACCGGTAACCAGTATACTGAAATTGATTTATCCACTAGTGGAACAACTCTTATTGTTGGTCAAAATGGCGCTGGTAAATCAACTTGTCTAGATGCATTAACTTTTGCATTATTTGGTAAGCCATTCCGTAATATTAATAAGCCACAACTTATTAATTCAATTACAAAGAAAGATATGATTGTTGAGATTGAATTCAATATGGGTTCAAATTCATACAAAGTAGTCCGTGGTGTTAAACCAACTGTATTTGAAGTATATTGTAATGATACACTCCTAAATCAGTCTGCTGAAATGCGTGATTATCAGGAAATACTTGAGAAACAAATTCTTCGTATTAATTACAAGTCTTTTTGTCAGGTAGTTATTCTTGGTAGTGCTTCATTCGTTCCGTTTATGCAATTACCTACCGGTCAACGTAGAACAATTATTGAAGATCTTTTGGACCTCCAAGTATTCACTACCATGAATACGCTGTTAAAAGAAAAAATACAAACAAATAATGATGATATATTACAGAATGGTAATGATCAAAAGTTAGTTAAAGAAAAAATAAAGATGCTTAAAGAGCATCTACAAGATCTTCAGAATCGAAATGAGGAATTTGTAAAAAGAAAACAAGAACAACTGACTTCAATTGAACAAAGTATACTTGCATCATACAATCAACAAACAAAATTCATTGAAGAAGCACTTGGATTTTCATATACTATTGATGAAAAAACTAAGCTAAATAAAAAAATCAATCAACATGATCAACTTCTTATTCAAATGAGAAGTAAAATAGAGCATATATCAAAAGATATTAAATTTTTTAATAACTCAGATAATTGTCCGACATGTACACAACAGATTGACAAAACTTTTAGTTGTGATATAGTATCTACAAAGGAACAAGAAGTATCAGAATTAAATGACGGTATTTCAAAGTTATTAAGTATTAAAGAATCTGTTGAGGAAAAATATAATAAAGTTTTATCTGATGAGGCTGAATATAAGAGATTAATGAATGAGGCCTCAAATGAAAAGCTAAGTATTAAAATTTTTACTCAACAAAAAGAACAAGTTATTAATGAAATCAATAGTGTTGTTTCGGAGACCAAGAAAACATCCGATTATAAAATTTCGGACTTGGAAGCAGATTTGACAACATTGAGTGAAAAATATAATGAACTTCAGGACGATAAGTTGACTCTAGGTGCTGCATCTGTAATGCTTAAAGATGGCGGTATTAAGACCAAGATCATTAATCAATACATACCGATTATCAATAAGCTAATTAATAAGTACTTGTCCGAATTTGATCTGTTTGTTGAATTCGAACTTGATGAACAGTTTAATGAAAAGATCAAGTCTAGATATAGAGATGAATTTAGTTATTCATCATTCAGTGAAGGTGAAAAGCAAAAGATTGATCTTGCTATTCTTTTTACATGGAGAGCAGTTGCCAAACTTCGTAATTCATTGAATACTAACTTACTTATTCTTGATGAAATATTTGACTCAAGTCTTGATGGTAATGCCGCTGATGATCTTTTAAAGATTCTTCAGAATATAAGTCAAGACTCAAATATCTTTATTATCTCTCATAGAGAAAATCTTCACGATAAGTTTGAAAATGTTATTAAATTTGTAAAACATAAGAATTTTTCAAGGATTTCAGAATGAACCTTTTAGATTATAAAGATCCTGTTTTAAAAGAAGTTTCAGAGAAGTTTGACTTCTCCAATCCACCTTTTGATCCTATTGAGTTTGCACAAGAACTTGTAAAATTTATGTATGATAACAATGGCATATATGTAAGTGCACCTCAAGTTGGTATTCCATATAGAATCTTTGCTATGCGTGGATTACCTGAAAACTTTGTTTGTTATAATCCAAAGATTGTAATGCCAGGCGAAGAAGAAATTCGTATGGAAGAAATATCGTTGACATACCCAGGGTTATGTGTTAAAATAAAAAGGCCAAGGCATTGCAAAGTTCGTTTTGCTACGCCTAATGGTGAGGTAAGAACGGAAACATATACGGGTATGACCGCTCGTGCATTTTTTCATTGTATGGATTTCCTTGACGGTGAGGTTTTCTATACAAAAGCAAATCCAATCCACCGCCAACAAGCTTTTAAGAAATGGAAACGATGAATATTTTCTATCTGTCTACCGATGCACGCCAAGCGGCTCAATGGATGGTTGATAAACATGTTGTTAAAATGATTTTGGAATCGGCACAATTGCTGTCTACTGCACATCGTGTATTGGATGGTGTTGAATCGGTTGGTAAATCACCGACGGGTCGTAAACAAAAGACCTGGACTCTTGGTGATGCTCGTGACTCTGTGCTATATAAAGCTACCCATATTAATCATCCATCCGCAATCTGGACTCGCAAGTCGGTTGAAAATTATAACTGGCTTGTAGATCATTTCTATGCACTTGGTGACGAATATACATATCGCTATGGTAAGACCCATAAATCTTTTACTGGTGATTTGGCTTATATGCTTCAGTCTCCACCAAAGAACTTGACCGAATATGACATGACAGTTATGCCATCCGCGATGGCTGATGAATTTGTTGTGGGTGAAGATCCTATTATTAATTACCGTAATTACTACAAGATCGGGAAAGCAAGAATGCATTCCTGGAAAAACCGTCAACCACCTGAATGGATTATCTAAATATGACATATGAAATTACTGAATCGGAAATTACCACCATCCGTAACATTCAAGACAAGCTTTATGGACAAGCAAGTGCTATGGGTTGGCATGATAAGCCTCGTGAAATCGGGACTTTTATTGCTCTAGCTCATTCTGAACTATCCGAAGCACTTGAAGGTGCTCGTAAGGATCTTATGGATGACCATCTTACAAATAGGTCAATGCTTGAAGTAGAACTTGCGGATTGTATTATCCGGATTCTGGATATGGCTGGCCATTTTAAGTTGGATGTTGCCGGGGCTCTGGCAGAAAAGCATCAATATAATGCCAATCGTGCAGATCATAAGCGTGAAAATCGTGCCGCAGTCGGTGGTAAGAAATTCTAAATAACATTTGGGAGATAACCTAATGACAATGAAAGTACGGGATACCTCCCAAGACTATGATGATATGGTTTCCTATAAAGCCAAAGAAAATATTCGGACTGATTTGTCTGTATTCTTTGGTGAAGAAACCGATCAAAAGCCAATTGTTCCACCCAAGAAAATTGATCCAGATTTTCCTGAACAATGGCAATCTTTATTTGTAAATTTTAGATCACATGATGATTTTGTCAAGTTCATGAAACTGATTGATGAAGTCCCATCACCTAAAACCAAAGATCTTATTTTTAAAGCAAATAAAGATAATGGTATTTTGAATTTTTTTGGAGATTAAAATGAATCTACATAAAACGGTTGAAGATTTGGAAACTGATTGGCGAAATCCGTATGCACAATGGTATGCAGCAGGTATGCCAGCATTTGTTACTAAAAATCTTGAGCCATGGAAACAAATTTCTATTAAATTTCCTACCATGGAAGACCGTAAGAAATTTGCTGAAATCACCGGTTATTCTTTGACAGAAAAAACAAATGTTATTTGGTATCCGGATAAGGGCCGTGAACGAAACAATATGAATAGAGTTATTGAAGATGAGTAAAGCAAGCCGTTACCCGATTTACATTATCAGTAAAGGTCGGTGGGATTCTAGATATACTAGTAAAGCCCTAGAGCGTATGGGTGTTCCATATTATATTGCGGTTGAACCTCAGGAATATGATAATTATGCCGCTGTAATTGATCCAAAGAAAGTACTTACTTTACCTTTCAGTAACCATGGTAAGGGATCCGGTCCTGCCCGTAATTGGTGCTGGGAACACTCACAAGCAAATGGATTTAAGCGTCACTGGCTTATGGATGATAATATCTATGAGTTTTGGCGCTTTCACCAGAATAAGCGTTATCGTGTAGAGAAAGGTTCTGGTATCTTTAGAGCAACAGAAGACTTTGTTGATAGGTATGAAAATATTGCCCTAGCAGGTCTACAATATAAGTTTTTCTGTGTGGATGATTATCCATACCCACCATATATTCTTAACACTCGTATTATGTCATGCTTCTTAATTGATAATGATTGCCCACATAAGTGGCGTGGTCGCTATAATGAAGACGTTGATTTGTCAATCCGTGTTCTCAAAGAAGGTCTTTGCACAATGCTATTCTATGCTTTCCTTTGTGGTAAAGCAAGAACTGGCACTGTCAAGGGCGGTAATACATCAGAAGTTTATAATAACTATGCTGAAGATGCTTCACTCAAGAAGTCACAAATGCTTGTTGAGATGCACCCAGATGTAGTTACTCTTGACCAACGATATGGTCGTGTGCACCATCATGTCGATCTTAATGCTATTATTAATAAGAATGGTCAACCTGCTAGAGATAATCGACCAATCTTGAAAAAAGATGTTGACATTTTCAACAAAGTGGATAATTATGGTATGAGACTCATCCGTGAATGGGATACACCTGAAGCGTATGAAGACCTGGCATATTCCAGTGATGTATATCCACAAGGACGGAAAAACTATTAATGGCTAAAATTTTAATTACCGGTGGAGCAGGCTTTATCGGTTTTCATCTTGCACAAAAACTCATTAATAATAAAGATACTATCCATATCATTGATAACTTCAATGACTATTATGATGTAAAATTAAAGCATACTCGTGCAAAAATCCTATTTGATACTAACAAGGTTGAAATTTTTGGTCATGATCTGAATGATACTATAGCTTTACAAAATTATTTTGATACAAATAAGCCTGACATTGTAATTCATCTTGCTGCTCATGCAGGTGTTCGTCATTCACTTGACCATACTATGGATTATATTCAAAATAATATTGTAGCGACTCAAAATCTTATTGAGATGTGTGAAAAATATAATGTGCAGAAAGTGATTTATGCTTCAACTTCTTGTGTTATGGCAGGTAATCCATTGCCGTGGCGTGAGGATGTTCCAGTCGGTCACCAACTAAATCCATATGGATACACCAAGCGCACAAACGAATGTCAGTTTATGACTTCTAAGATTCCAAATACTATTGGTCTTAGGTTCTTTACTGTTTACGGTCCATACGGTCGTCCCGATATGGCTTTATTTCAGTTTGCAAATGCTGCTGTCACCGGAGAACCAATTAATGTTTTTAACTATGGTGATATGAAGCGAGACTTTACCTATGTGGATGATATTATCAATGGAATTATTATTCTCCTAGATCGTATTATATGTATTGACAAACCGTTGGATGAGATATATAATATAGGGAGAGGCGAACAAGTCCAACTTATGGATTTTATCTCCGAGATCGAAGCTAATTTTGATCGAATTATTACCAAGAATTTTGTCCCAAAGCACCCTGCCGATACATTGGAAACTTGGTCTGATACAACCAAGTTACAAGCTCTTGGATGGAAACCTTCGGTTTCTGTTCCTGAAGGTGTTGCAAAATTCTGTGAATGGTATAAATCATATTATAGGGTAAATTAAATGAAAATTGCTATTATTGGTCATGGATTTGTAGGGAAGGCAGTCGACTATGGCTTTCCCGACATTATGTGTGAAAAGTTTATTTTTGATCCCCTACTTAATAACCCCGTGGAAAATATATTTTCAGTTGATGATATAGACTTTTCTTTTGTCTGTGTACCCACCCCTATGGGTGCTGACGGTAGTATTGATTCCTCTATCATTGAGAATGTTTTGGCCGTACTAAAGAAAAATACAAGCGGAACAATTATAATCAAGTCTACAGTCACTCCCAACATTATCAGTAAAATTTTCCGAGGGCCTCACCGCGATCGGATTGTTTATAATCCAGAGTTTTTAACCGAAAAAAGTGCCAATGAGGATTTTGTAAATCCTTTCATGCATATTTTTGGTGGTAATCCGGACTATACTAGTAAGGTTGAGGAACTATATAAGTATTATAGTCTTTGCAAGCCTTGTCCAGTATATCATATGTCTGCGGTAGATGCCAGTTTTGTCAAGTATGGTGTTAATAGTTATCTGGCATCTAAGGTTCTTTGGTTTAATCAATTCTATGATATTGTTAATTCCGAGGGTGCAAATTTTGGTAAGGTAATCAGCGCTATTACTGCTGACACCCGTGTAGGTAGATCACATACAACTGTCCCCGGCTTTGATGGGAAGAGAGGTTTTGGTGGGGCATGTTTCCCTAAAGACACCATGGCATTCCTGAATTATTCTAAAAAGAATAAGCAAAATTTCTCTGTCCTGGAGACTGTTATTAGAGAAAATAATAATTATCGTAAGGGATATGAAAAGGATACTAGGGAAATTGAACAGAATATTAATTTTGACATGGGAGTAACTAATGCCACCTGAAAAATTTTTGTTTAAGTATAACGAAGGTCAAATACTAGACGAGCTATATGCATATATAATGAAGACATATGGCAGTCATTACGGCGATAGGGTCCAAGCACAAGATCTGATAATTTCATCTGGTCACGCTGAGGGTTTCTATATTGGGAATGTTATTAAGTATGCTTCTCGCTATGGTAAAAAGAATGGTAAAAATAAAGATGACTTGATGAAAGTTCTTCACTATACCGTTCTTGCTTTAAATTATCACTACATTGAAAATGAAAATAAGGAAAATTAATTATGGAAATCTCTATTCAAATTGAGGAACTTCGTAAGCGTAAGTTGTTTCTTGCTGCACCGATGTATGGTGGTCAGTGTGCTGGTATGTTTGCTAAATCTGTAGCTGACCTATCCTCTATCTGCACCTCAAATGGTATTGAACTACGTTCATACTTTTTGTTTAATGAATCTCTTATTACTCGTGCACGTAATTATTGTGTGGACGAGTTTATGCGATCTGATTGTACTCACATGATGTTCATTGACTCAGACATCGGGTTTGATCCTCGTGATGTTCTTGCAATGCTTGCGTTACAGGGTGATGATACAGAATACGACGTTCTTGCTGGTCCGTATCCTAAGAAGTGCATCAGCTGGGAAAAGATCAAGCTTGCTGTCGACAAGGGTGTTGCCGACGATGATCCTAATGTTCTTGAAAAGTATGTTGGTGACTACGTATTTAATCCCAAGGGTGGTGGTGGAAATATCCGCATCGACCAGCCGGTTGAAGTTATGGAAGTCGGCACCGGATTTATGATGACCCGCCGTTCCGCCTTTGAAAAATTTGAAAAAGCATTTCCACAATACAGCTATAAGCCTGATCATGTTCGCACCGAGGCCTTTGATGGTTCACGTGAGATCATGCAATATTTCCAAGCTGAAATTGATCCAGCATCCAAGCGTTACCTTTCGGAAGACTATTGGTTCTGCCAGAAGATGATTGAAATCGGTGGTAAGATTTGGTATTGCCCATGGATGAAGCTACAGCACGTTGGTAGCTATATTTTTGGTGGTTCATTGATTGATCTTGCTTCTATTGGTGCACCTGCTACCGCCGATATTGGTCTACTGAAGAAGACCAAGAAGTAATTTTTATATATTTTATTATGGAGAATGTGAATGAAAATTAATAACAAGACTTTGAATATTCTTAAGAACTTTGCGACAATTAATCCTTCGATTATTGTCAAGCCTGGGAATACTTTAAAGACAATCTCCTCGAGCAAGACCATTCTTGCTCGGGCTGAGGTCCCCGATACATTTGAATATCCATTTGCAATTTATAATCTATCACAGTTTATTGGTTGTATTTCAATGTTTACGGATCCGGATCTTGACTTTGATGAAAGTTCTGTGACCATCAGTGATGGAAAGAATAAGATCGTATATCACTATGCTGATTCCTCAATCATTCTTGCACCACCTGATAAGGATATTAATATTCCATCTGTTGATGCTGAATTTAAGATTTCAGCAACTGATATTCCTAGTGTTGCCAAGGCACTCAGTATTCTTGAACTTACTGAAATTGCAATCGTCGGTGATGGTGATAATATCTTTATTCAAGCAGTCGATAGTAAAAACCCATCTTCCAACCAGTATAGTGTGAAGGTTGGTGCTACTGATAAGGTTTTTAAGGCTATTTTCAAGCCTGATAATCTAAAGATGATTCCTGATGATTATATTGTTACTCTTTCATCAAAGGGCCTTTCCAAGTTTACCGGTACTGAGGCTACATACTACGTAGCTATTGAGGCCACCAGTACTTTTTGATTTACATCTTGATACTATTGGTTTATAATAGGGTAGGGTTTTTAACTCTACCCTTTTTTATGATGGAGAATTTAAATGCTTGAGCAATTTTTGTGGGTGGAAAAGTATCGGCCGAAAAAGATTAGTGATACTATTCTTCCGGTTGAACTAAAGAAAACGTTTCAGCAATTTGTAGATCAAAAGAATATCCCAAACCTACTACTTACCGGTTCAGCAGGTGTTGGTAAGACCACCGTATCTAAGGCTATGCTTGAGGAACTTGGGTGTGATTATATCGTCATTAACGGCTCGATGAATGGTAACATCGACACACTTCGTAATGAAATCCAAAACTTTGCTTCTACCGTATCGTTTGCCGGTGGTCGTAAATATGTAATCCTTGACGAGGCGGATTACCTAAATCCCAACTCTACACAACCTGCTCTCCGTAATTTTATGGAAGAGTTCAGTCGTAATTGTGGGTTCATTCTTACATGTAATTATAAGAATCGAATTATTGCACCTCTGCATTCCAGATGTTCAGTGGTTGATTTTAGTATTCCTAAGGATTGTAAGCCCAAATTGGCATCACAATTCTTTAAGCGTGTAATTGGTATTCTTGACTCTGAAAAAATTACATATGATCAAGCCGTTGTTGCAAATGTTATTCAAAAGCACTTTCCAGACTGGAGACGTGTGCTTAATGAATTGCAGCGCTATAGTGCTATCGGATCCATCGACTCAGGTATTCTGACCAATTTCCAGGACCTATCAGTCAAGCAAATCTTTGATGCATGTAAGAAGAAGGATTTTGATGGAGTTCGGAAATGGGTTCATGATAATAGTGACCAAGATCAGGTTGCCGTATTTCGTTCGGTCTATGAAAATTCATTTGAATATGTTTCAAAAAAGTCTATTCCTGAACTGATTGTTATCATTGCTGACTACCAATACAAGGCGGCATTTGTTGTTAATCATGAAATTAATATGTTGGCATTCTTTGTAGAACTTATGATGCGTTTGGAATGGCAATAATGGCAGTTAAGCCCAAGCGTGGTAAACAAGCCGAAAAGGTAGATCCAAATGCTATATCTACCATTTTTGGCAGGGTAGTCAAACACGAAGAGAAGGAGGAAAAGGGTGCTGGTATTAATCCTTTTTCGTTCATCAACGATATTAATTTTGGTAAAGAATATATCTATAGCGATGAAACCAAGTCATCGTTTGAGCCTTATATCGTCACCAAAGCCATGTCTATCTTTCCGGACACTCTTTCCGATGCCATCTTTTTAAATGCAAATCACCATCTAGACGAAAAGATGCAACATGACTACTTATTCTACAAGGTAGCCAAGCGCAAGAGATTTAAAAAGGATGGATGGCTTAAGAAGACCGAGGACGAAAAAAAGGAATTAAAGATCCTCAAGGATATAGGTAAAACGATTAATTATAATCTAAATGAAACAAAACGATTCTGGAATATACTGACAGATGCTCAAAAGAAAGACTTCCTGGAACAATATGTCTATCCCGACACAAGAAATAAAAACAAATAAATATAGGAAAATAATAATGAGGGGCGACTATGTCTATAATAGAAACATTCCTGGAAGTGAAACTTGCTGAGGAAGAGGACTTTTTAAAAGTTAAAGAAACTCTTACTCGTATTGGCATAGCTTCTCATAAAGAAAAGAAACTATACCAATCTTGTCATATTTTACACAATCGTGGTAGATATTTCATAGTTCATTTTAAGGAACTATTTCTACTTGATGGTAAAGAATCTGATTTTACTGAAGATGATATTGGTCGCCGTAATACCATTGCCAGTCTTGTAGAGCAATGGGGTTTATTTCGAATCGTTGATTATAAGCGCTTTGAAGAACCAAAAACACCTCTAAATAAGATTAAGATATTGCCTTTTAAAGATAAAGATGATTGGACTCTTGTATCCAAGTATACTGTGGGTAAGAAAAAGCGATAAGGATATATTATGTTTAAGTGGTTATTTAAGCCTAAGGAAGTGAAAATCATCATACGTGATAAAGAACTTCAGAGACTAACCGATCTTTTGTTCCCACCACTCGAAAGAATTGAACGTGATGGTGATTTATATCAGGTAGACTATTCTGTTGATATGAATTTGGATTCAGCCCTTGAAGATCTTAAAGCAGGTATGAACGATAAAACCACCCAAGAGACCATCTCAAGGGTGTTGGATCGACTGATTGAAGCTAGAAAAATACTAAATGCTTATCCAGTACTGGATGAGAATACCAAGTTCCTCATTGTGGATAACCTACCCAACGAAAAGGAAAGAGAGATTAATCCCCAGGAGGACTAACCTTCTCTTTCTTTCGGTTATAGACTTTTTTAGACTCTACGACTCGTTTTCTGAACAAAGGTGTGTGCAGAGCCCGAGCAATAGGATTCCGCTTTTTTGGAACCGGACGCTTTTGCATAACTTTTCTCCTTTTGATGTTTGTTAAAACCAAGATAAAGTTCTGATTCCATACCGTGAGCCTCAACCTCCCATGGCCAGGTAAAATAACCACCATCATTCTTTGAGTGGTGCTTATTATGCCAGGAACACACAGAAGAGTCTCTTAGGTAATCTTTAAGTTCACCTAGTGCATATTGTTTCACATGGACCATCTCGTGCGCTAGCGCCAGCAAGGTCCGTTTTTTACCCATACCACCATCAATACGGATCGTAAATTCACGTGGTCGGATATTAATGTCTTCCCACACACAATCCGCATCAATCTTATCTTTACGAACAAGTCCTTTCACAACCACAACTCGAATTTCGATGTTCTTCAGCAGTCGTTTACTCATCATGGTTTCCCCATAATGGACAAGCGACTCAAAGACCATATTCGGATCAACCTTTGACGGTCGATCAATGAGCGTGATATGCATTAAAACTTATTCTTAGTAATATGATTCTTAGCATCCTTTTGGGTCTTGAAGTAAAGGATCGAACCATCACGGGCCCGTAGGTTATTCTGCATGGTATTATCCCACACAAAAAATTCACGGGTCAGTGTGGATTCCATGACTTGGAAACGATTTTTGATCAGTTCCGAGACATAATATCCTGGTGAGTTAATTTGAAGTATAACAGTCATATATCTCTCCTCAATTTATAAGTTATTATAACAAACTTTGGGGGTAAAGTCAACAAGAGTTTTGTTAACATTTTGTAATCCGAGTCGACGATTTTTTGGTTGACATACCCCTCAAAATGGGATATATTACCTATATAAACAAGGGAATACCTAAATATGCTTACAATCGAAATTAGTCAAGAACAAGCCGATGAAATTACAGTCATGACTTTGACTGGTTCAGCTCATACTCTTGTTGACTTGATTGATATAAACAATAAGAATCCAAATGAACATACCGAGGCTGATAATAAGTATTTGATTGACATGCTTCAGTCAATCAACGAAGTCCTAGATTACTTCGGTGGAGCACGAATCTCAATTACTTAACTGACTTGACTTCTGCGGGCTTGGTGGAATGGTAGACACAAGAGACTTAAAATCTCTCGGTTAAAAGCTGTACCGGTTCGAGTCCGGTAGCCCGCACCATTACTAAATGTTAATACTTTTTTGGTTGACAGACACTTAAAAATATGGTATAATCCACATATAAACAAATTGAGGATCCTTAGTTCAGCGGTAGAACACCGGACTTTTAATCCGTATGCCCTGGGTTCAAATCCCAGAGGATCCCCCATTTGTTTGACCTTTATTATGAAAGATATATAATGTCTGAATATGATTATAGGATTCAATTTTTGGATAATTCTGGTTGGCGTACTTGTGTTACTTTTACGGCCCTAGCAAATGGTGCTCAGGTCATGAGGGAAATGCAACAGGCGCAAGTGTATTATCCAGAGTATCGAATTCGTTGTGTTGATCACAATGATCGACTGATTGATATGTTATAAATAAGTCTATGTCGGTGAAGTGTTATGGTAGCACGTAAGTCTCCAAAACTTGAGGCGAGGGTTCGACTCCTTCCACCGATGCCAATAAGTTTAAGGGCCAGTCTTCTAATTGGACTAGGAACCCAGATTTTCAATCTGTGCAATGCGGGTTCAAGTCCCGTCTGGCCTACCAAGTTTTTTGCTGTTTGACAACTTGAATGTATAAATAAGAACGGGTAGCTCAGAGGAAGAGCGGATGCCTCTTAAGCATCGGGTCGAGATTTCGAAATTCTCCCCGTTTAGACTTGCTTTATTATAAATAGTCCAGTCTATTATAAACTGGAGCAATAATGTACTATACCATTTATAAAATTACAAACAAATTAGACGATAAGTTTTATATAGGCAAACATAAGACTAAAGACTTAGATGATGGTTATATGGGTTCAGGTATTTTAATCCGTAGAGCTATTGAAAAACATGGTATAGATAATTTTAAGAAAGATATCTTACATATCTTTGAGACAGAAGTTGAGATGAATGAAGCCGAAGCTAGACTTGTAGTTATTGGTGAAAATAGTTACAACCTTTGCCCAGGTGGTCAAGGAGGATTTAATGCTCATGCACATAGTCCTGAGGCAAGTGCTAAACGATCTGCTTCTGTTAAAAAACATATGTTAGAAAACGAAAACAGACGAACACAGCTTGTTAGTTGGACAAACATAAATGGCAACGGAATGTTAGGTAAAAAACATTCCGAAGAAGCAAAGAAAAAGATGTCAGGCTCACGTGGAAAATATAATGTTCAAAAGACAGGAATTAAGCGAGGGCCTTACAAAAAACGAGTATAATAAATATTTGGATCCTTGGTCGAGTGGCTTAGGCAGAGGTCTGCAAAACCTTTTACAGTGGTTCAATTCCACTAGGATCCTCCAGAGTTTTGGTTAGTAGCTCAATGGTAGAGCAGGTGACTGTTAATCACCCGGTTACAGGTTCGAGTCCTGTCTAGCCAGCCA